CGATCCGTCCACCTTCGTGGCCGCGACCACCTCCACCTACGCGACCGGCGCGTTCCGCAACCAGGTGGACAAGGCCCTTCTCCCGATCACCCAGGCCGGCGGCAACGCCAGCATCATCTGGGGCCACCCGCAGGAGAAGATCACGTTCGACGAGCAGCAGGACACCAACGTCCGGCTGGTCGGCCCGAACTACGTCAACATCGGCGTCGGCGTGACTGCCCAGGCGGTCAACACCTACGCCGGCCAGATCCCGTTCGCGACGGTGCCGGGCGACTCCATCGCCTCGTACCACATCGGTGAGACCGAGTACCGCGACCTGTACCTCCTCGACGAGGGCAGCATCACGCTTCCCTACCTCGGGAGCCCCGGCCCCACGGTCCTCGAGATCCCCATCGGCATCAGCGGCCAGCTCACCCACCTGTACATCGTCTTCATGATGAACGGGCTCGCGGTGAAGGTCCTTCCGTGGAGCAACAAGATCCGCGTGAAGGTCGGCTAGCGACCAGCGTGAGAGGGTCGTCCTTCGGGGCGGCCCTCTCGCATGCCCGGAGGATGCGATGTACCTGACTCCACAGAGGTTCCGGGAGATGGGCCTCGGCATCGACACCTCCGAGCTCGACGACTCCGAGCTCCTGTCCCTGATCAACCAGGCGACGGCCGTTGTCAATGCCTACTGCAACGTGCCCCGGATCCCGCAGATGCACGACTTCCGGGGCGGCACGATCACGAACGAGACCCACACTTGGCGCTACCCGGTCAACTCACTCGACATCGGTCAGCGCCGCGCATACCTCTTTCACTGGCCGCTCCTGGCGATCCAGAACTTCCGCATCTACGTCACGAACACCCAGTACATCGAGATCGCCCCGACTGAGCTGATGATCAACAACACAGAGAAGTATTTCGAGATCGTGTCTCTGGCGATTACGAGCTTCGGCCTGTTCAATGCCCTCATCGTCCCCAACGTCTACCTCGCCTCGCCGCTTGCGAAGACCAGCTACACCTACGGCTGGGACTTCGAGGTCACCGACGAGTACCTGTCCTGCACGGACGGTCAGACCTGGCGGGCCCAGAACCAGTTCTGGTTCACCGACTCCCCCCGGGCCCCAGTGATCAAGAAAAACGGCACCGTGGTCACGACCAGCTTCACAGTGGATCCCGTCGAGGGAACAGTCGTCTTCACTGACAACCTCCTCGCGACCGATGTCGTCACAGCCTCCTATCACCACAAGCTGCCCACGGACATCCAGTACGGGACCGGCCACATCGTGGCCTACCTTCACGGCGATGCGGAGTTGCATGCCCGGGGCATGGCCCACCTGACGAAGCTCCGGGTGGCCGAGGTGGAGATGGAAAAGGACATCCGGCGAGGAGGCGCCAAGGGCCTGGTCGAGAACCTGAACATGCTCATCCCAGAGGCGGCCCTTCTCCTGGGTGGGTACGCCGCTGATCATTTGACGGTTCGTTAGATGCCTCGGCAGGACCGCTTCCTGACCGAGAACCAGATGGCCCGGATGCGGGACCTTGCCCTGCTCGGGATGGTCACCCCGGTCACCATCGAGCGCCGGTCGGAGGGCCCGATCCCCGCAGGCGGCGACTACGGAGACGACTTTCTGGCCTACGACCAGACGACCGAGACGAGACGCCTAGAGGTCAAGGGCTGGTTCTTCTCCACCCCGACCCCTGTCCAACAGGTGGACACGGGCCAGATCGTCACGGTCAACACCTACCGCCTCTTCCTCCCGGTCGGGACCGATGTCAGGGCTGGCGACCACGTCCACGTCGCGACCAACCCCATCGACGACTACACGGTCAGCGACACCACGGCTGAAGGAACCTGGCTGCCGCTCCTGACATGCAGTCTGAGGAAGAAGGAATGATCTCCTTCGAGGAGCTCGGCCAGGCGATCCTCGAGGCCGCCTCCGAAGCCCTGGGGGAAGGCGCGAACATCGTCGCGGCGAGAGCTCGGAGCCTGGCTCCGGTCCGGCGGCTCTTCGCGGACGGCGGTTACAACATCCGCTTCAAGATGGCGAGCGAGATCGAGGCATCTCGAGGAGCTCGTGACAATGCCTTCCGGGCCGGTGGTCCACCGACAGTGGTCCAGCCCGAGGATCCCCGGACGGCCCGCACGATCACCGGCAAGCGCCCCCCGGTTCACTGGCGCGAACGGCGCCTGGGGGCTGCCAGCCGTCTCCTGGCCGATTACGACCAGGAGATGTCCCGGCGAAAGGCCGGCTTTCTTGCCCAGCCGACGTTCCTGACGCGGCGGGGCGCATCTGAGGTCCGCACCAAGCGGGCCACCTTTGCCACCTTCCAGCACCTCAACATCGGAGGCCGGCTGCGCGGAGAGATCCACGCCACGGCGCCGACGCTGGCTGGAAGTCGGGCAGAAGCATGGGTCATCTCACCGACCCGCTACGCGAAGTACCAGGAGTTCGGGACGCGCCACAACGCGGCCCACCCCTTCCTTCGCCCGGCGGCGGCCGAGAGCCGTGGAGAGATCGTCAGCCGGATTGCGGCTGCCGTCACCGAGGCCGCCCGCACCGGCACCGGGAAGGCGGAAATCGAGATCGTGGTGCGGTTGTGAAGGGAAGCGACCGATGACGACTACATCCGTCGCCCCGGTCAAGCGAGCGGTCGTGCAGGCGCTCCGCGCCTCACCCTCCCTCGTGTCCGCCATCAGAGGCGGCATCCACGAGGGGATCGCTCCCCGCAAGGTCCGATACCCGTTCATCGTCTATCAGCTCGTCGCGGCCCCGTATGCGTATGACTGGACCGGCGTGATGATCCAGGCCCTGATCGACGTCTCGGTCTATGCGGAGAACCCCGTCGATGCCAACAACATCGACGCGCTCATTGCCGGGGCCCTCAACGAGGCTGGGCTCAACGTGGATGGGCAGAACAGCTTGCTTTGCCGCCGGGTCGCGGATCTGCCAACGGGGCCAGACATCGACTCCGAGGGAAAGCGCATCTACCAGGTGGGCGGCTCGTATTCGGTCTGGACCGATCAGATCCAATGAGCAAGCTCCATGGCAAGAACGGCGCCATCTACATCAACGGGAACAAGGTCACCAACAAGACCGAGTGGGCCCTGAACATGGCTCGTGACTACGCCGATGTCTCCACCTTTCGCGATGCGAACAAGGTGTACGCGGCGGGGCTCATGGACATCTCGGGGACCTTTGCGGGCCTGTTGGACATCGACGGGGATCTCGCCCTCCGGAGCAACAACGGAACCGCCTACACGGTGGCCGTCTACGCCGAGGATGGCGCGAGCCCCATTGCCTTCGGGCCCGCTTTCGTGGATGCGTCCGTTCAGGCCAGTGTTTCCGATGCGGTCCGCATCTCCGGCAACTTCAAGGCTGCCGGGGAGTGGAAGATTTCCTGAAGGAGTGAACCATGGCGACAGGAGCCGGCACCAAGCTGCACGGCAAAAATGGGGCCATCTACCTTGGCGGCGCCAAGGGCGTGGGCGTGAAGGTCACGACCAAGACTGAGTGGACCCTCAACCTCTCCCGCGATTACGTCGATGCGACGGTTTTCGGGGATGTGAACAAGACGTACCTCGTCGGCCTCAAGGATGTCCAGGGCACCTTCGCGGGCCTTCTGGATGTCAGCGGTGACTACCAGGTCAACGCTGCCAACTCGGACGCCATCGACATCTACCTGTACGCGGATGACCGGGGCTCCAGCGAGATCCTGGTCGCTCGCGGCCCGGGCCTCATGGATGCTTCGATCACGGCGTCCATCTCGGATGCGATCAAGACGACCGGAAACTTCCGCGCCGCCGGGGCGTGGACGGTCTTCACCTCCGGGAGCCTCACCTAATCTCGTAGCATCCACGCTGGAGGCGGCCGAAACATCGGCCCCTCCCGGCTGCCAGCCGCCTCCGGCGTAGGGAGTTCGTGATGGGATACTTGTTCAAGACGATCCGGTCAGGGATATTCAGGCCCGCCGGCACTGTAGAGATCCCCTTCCTTGGAGCCAAGGTCGGGGAGTTCACCAACTGGACGCTTCAACGGCGTGGAGATCAAGGCCCGGAGGCGGGCCTCTACGATCTTCACGCCGTCTTTTCATTCGTGAGCGATGCGCTCTGGAACGACGAGGATTACGAGAAGTCCATCTTCGTGAACCTCAATCCATCAACCCAATACAGGGTCGAGAAAGATCCAGAGTCCCGAACGGTGCGGGAGGGTCGGACCCTATTGATTGAAAAGGTGACGATATGCCGCGTACAGTCCAGCCGCTGACCCCGGAGTTCCTCGAGGAAGAGGTCAATGTCCGGGGGGTTCCCTACCGTCTTCGTGAGCTCTCCATTGGTGAGTACGACGAGCTCGTCCGCAAGGCAACCACCAAGGTCCAGAACCCGATGACCGGGCAGGAGGAAGAGACCATCGACAACTCCCTCCTCCTGAAGTTCATGGTCCTGAAGTGCTCCGTGGATCCTCGGCTCACGGCCGAGTCGCTCTCCGGCCTTCCGATGCGTGTGGTCCTGAAGCTGAACCAGACCGTGAACAGGATGCACTACGGTGATGAGCCGGAGAAGAAAGCAGAGCCCGCTGGGGACGAGCCCGTTGAGGAAGGCGCGGCCAAGGGAAACGTCTGACCACTCGTGACCTCATCTTCCGTATCGCGGCCAGGTACGGAAAGTGGCCTCACGAGGTAGCGGCACTCCCTTTTCATCTCTACCTCGCTATGCGCGAGGACTGGATCAAATCGAACACAGTCGCCGCAGAGGGCGACAAGCTCGCAAGCGTCGAAGACGTCGTCGAGTTCAACGCTGAGACTTTCCAGGGAGAGTCGGTGTAGCGCCCGGGAGAGACCCGAATGGCAGGCGAGACGGGCGAAGTCAGCAGCATTGGCGTCAAGCTGACTCTCGAGGCCGGGGAGTTCATGGGCGGCATGAAGGCCGCCCAGGGATCCCTCAATACGTTCCAGCAGCAGGCTGCCAAGGCCGGGTCCGGGGCAGCTCAGCTCAAGGCCGGGGGCGGC